ACCCCATCATCAGAAGGTGGTTGAGACATACCATTAGAAGGAAGTTGAGAATCATCAATCGCAATAATTTTAGATCTTGATGCAGATGCAATATTACTACTTTGGGCATTCCTTCCAGGAGAAGGATTAATTTCAGATGAAGATACTTTTGTACCTGAGAATGAACCTGAATTAATCATTTGAATATATTTTTCAATCACAGCATCAGGTGCCTGAATATGGATATGAGTTCCATCAGGTCCTGCAGGAATTACTCTTCCAGTATGACCTTGTAACCCTAAAATATCCCCAACATTAACTTTTTGTCCTGCTTTAACTCTGATTGAGTTAAAATGTCCTAATTCAACTTTACCCTCTGGGGATGAAATTTCAACCCATAAACCACCATTGCCAGAATTCCCTGCCCATTCAACAGTTCCTGTTACTGGAGATGGAACGGGAAGATTTAGAAATTTATTTCCTTGGAATATAGTAAAGTCATTAACTAATCTGCCATCAGAAGTTCTAGTAGCATTAGATTTATTGTGATGGGGTGGTAATTCTGATAGAGAAGAAATATTTCTACCCATTCGTGTTACTCTATATCCGGAGATATTAGTGCTTGAAGTAGTAGTTTCGGATTCTTTTAATTCTTGATTATACCTACTTTGCAAGTCATTAATACGTTTAGTAGGTTGTCCATAATTATTTCCTGGGAATGATGCCCATCTTCCAGAAAGTTTACGTATGTTTGCCTCAGAAAGTCCTTCCCGTCTTAAAGTTTCAGCACTAATACCCGCTTTTGCTGCTAACTTAAGTGCTAATTCATCCTGAAATGCTTCATCAAATTTTCTATCAGTACTCATACCAACAGATTTTGCCAATCCAGTGATGTCGATGAACTGATATGCACCAACAGCAGCAGATCTTTGACCATTACCAACCTTAGATTGAGGGTCTTTTAAGAACTTGGTTACTAGTTCTTCAACTTCTGCAACAGATTTCTGTGTAAGATCACCATACTTTGCCTGACCAGATTTATCACCAAAGAACATACTATATCCAGTAGGTCCAGCAGTTCCTTCTGCATATCTAATCGTAGAAAGTAATGCTTGCTGCTCTTTACTCCCTATTCCAGATAAATCTCCGGATTGAGATTCTTGAGATGAGTATGATCCTGACGATGGAGAGGTGTCTCCATCTCTACTACCATCATCACCAGCATCGGCATCACTATCATCATTACGAAGTTCTTCGTCTAATGGAGTTGTAATAGCTTCATAAGATTCTTGTATATTAAGTGTTAATTCTTCAACTGCTTTATTGAGCTCATCAAATTTCTCAGTTATTTTACCTTCGGTAAAAGCAGAAAAATCTAATGCAGTTATAGCAGATAAAGTAAATGATAATAGGGTGTTAAATTTACCAAACACGGATAATACTCTTGTTCCGAAATTTCCTAAATTTCTTCTAAGAATTTGCAATCTGTTTACAAATTCACCACCAATTTTCATCCAATATTCAATATTATTAACAATCCATCCTGCAGTTAAATACGAAGCAAATGCTATTAATTTTCCAAGAACACTCCCAGAAGATTTAGAAGCAAAACTTAATGCCTTGTTAGGAACTGGCGCTCCAACTTTAGATGCTTCAAGTTTGTCTTCCCTTGCCTGCCTAAGGCGAGATTCATTAATCCGATAGGATAGTAATGTAGACCTTTTATATAGTTGACTTTTTAATTGGGTGTTAGTTTTTATAAGATTATCTAATTTATTTACAGATTTTTGAGCATCGTTAACACTATCTCTGGTCTTATTCAGAGATTTAGAAATATTATCAATATTAACTGATGTTCTATTTAAAGATGGTATTACTTGTGTTGCCATGATACTATACGATTACCTGGTAACTAAGTTCGGAATATCTTCTATAGAAATTACTTGTATTTGCTGAAGGTATTGTGGGAATAGGATTTAATGGACCATTACTATTAGATGCTAAAGAAACTGATTTCTGTGGCGATTTAGAACCTTTAATAATAGCAACTTCTGGTTTTGCTTCTGGAAGTTCTCCTACTTTCTGAGGAGTTCCTGGCATAGCAGATATCTTCAATGAAGATGGATTATCTGCCGATACCTGCGCTAAAGGTTCTATTGCACCATCTGGTGTCATTGCATCAATAGAATCTTGAGATTGAGAATTAGGATCTTGATTTGTTTTTTCTCCGGTAATAGTTTCCATTGGTTGCGCTTGTGCAACCATAGGAAAAGCATTAGTTGATTCCGATTTTATAGAATCTCCAGTAATTGTTTCCTGAGGTTCAGCAATAGCAACATTTGGAATATTTGTTTCTGATGTTGGTTCTGAAATTTCTGTATTAAATTCAGGAGGTGGAAGAGTTTTTTCTTTTGCAGATATTGGAGTTTGTGTATTTGAATTTGATTGAGTGTTTGTTTTATTTTCTCCATCTTCTTTAAGTTTAAGCAGCATATCAAATGCTTGTAGAAGAAAATTCTTATTTTTTCTATCTCCAACTTGCTCATTTGGATCTTTGCCAGTCAAATTAAGTCCCAGTGCCTCCGCTATTTCATCAGCAGTGTATGCTAAAGATGCAGCAGCTTTAACAAATTTACCTGGTCCAAGTATTGCTGCTGCTGCAATTGCAGCGTCCACAATTTCACCATTCTGAGCATTCATTATTGTCTGAGCAACAAGAACAGGATTTTTAAATAAATCTTTAAAAAATCCCGATGTTCTTGATGGTTTTACTCCAGGATTTGCTCCAGGTACTCGGGTATTAGGTGATGTTGGTCGCCTTATAGCATTTCTCAATCCTTGCAAAGGTCTAGATATAAAAAGATTATATAAACCTTTTGCTGTTGATGATATTAATGATGCAAGTGATCCAAATCCTGTTTTAACAGCTCTTAATGCAGCAAGAGTTCTACCAAGATTAGTTAATGTGGCATCTTTTATCTCTTCAAGTTTGTCGGTATTTCCTTCTTGTTCTGCTTCAATATATTCTATTAACTGATCAGTCAACCAACCAGCAAGTAATATTCCAAGTGCTTGACGAATTCTATCAAAAGTTGATTGTACCTTGGGAGTTAATGCCTGAACAGGAACTAAAAGTGATTGATTTATATTAGATTCAATTGAACTTTCACGTCCACTTCTTGTAGCAGCTTCTGCCTCTAATCTTTTAAGTTCCTGCTCAGATTTAATTCTATTAATTTCTGCCTGATCTCGCAAAGAAATAGATTGTGAAATTCCATCTATTCCTGCAGATAATCTAGAAATATCATCCCTCAAATTTTGAAGATTTGCATTAAAATTTCCAAGTAAATTGGTTTGTTCTTGTATTACATTAGCAGTTCTAGCATCGTTATCAGCGTTTCTTCTTTCAACACCTAACAAGTCACTCCTAATCGCAGAGACATTTACACTCCGTTGCCTAACAACAACTTGTCTCATCTCGGGACTTAGAATCCCTGTGTTTTGTGGCGTAGATTGTGCATTAATATCCATTCTGCTGATTCTTCAGATTTTCCTCTTCAATATATTGTTTTAGTAATGCAATGTAAACTTCCCTTTCCCAAGGGATCATATTCTCAATTTCACTCAATGAATATTTATGATGCTGTATTAAACTAAAGTTAGTTTTGTAGTATGACTCAAGAGTTTCATGAGCCATACCTACGCTAAAAAACTATTCAATCCTTCCAAAATAATTTTATTTTCTTTACCTGTGTTAGGGTTTTTAATCACTAAAGTATGAGATAATTTTGGCATTGTATTAAAGAATTTTTCAATTTCTTCAAAATGTTTTGGAGATAATGTATCTACCCATTTTTTCAAATCTTCCATACTTTCATCAGAAGCATTGAAAGATTCTTCATCATTATAAACTTGCTCAATGCATCCTGCAATCATATCAAAAGTAGAATCTATATTATTTTTAGCACCTACAGTATAATTTTCACTAATAAATTGCTGCAAAGAAGGATACTTCATTCTTAATTTAAAATTTTCATCAAGAGTAATATCACGACTATGATCTTCAGATACCACAACCTGAATTGCATCAAGATCAATTAGTACAGGAACTTGCGTTTTCATATCATCAGGGCAGGTAATAAGAACCTCAACAGATTCACCTACTGACTTACCCCTAACATTCAAAAACAAATATTCAATATCAAAACTGGTCAATTTTTCTACATCAACTCCCTTTGTAAGAATACAATTTTGCAAAACATCTTTGATCGATTGATTAATTTGCTCAGGATCTTCACTTTCTCTGGCAATGATCAGGATTTTTTCTTCCTTAACTAAAAAAGGTCTATATTTTATTTTCTTTTTAGATGAAGGAATCTCAAGAGAATAAGTAGGTACTGAAATAGATGGTAATGGCATAATGACTTTTTACACTATCATATAAAATTATTTATTAGGTCAAAGTGTCTTTATTCCATCTATTATAGATCTTCCAATATCTCTCAAGAATAAAGGTAGATTATTATATGGATAATATGGTTTTCTATCATTAGAATCATCATTTATCCAAGAATAACTATCTGCTTTCCCAACAGTATATCTATCAATTTTAAATGAAACTTGCATCTTCAGAATATCTGATGCGCCATATGAAACTGGTATAGAAGCAATGTTGTACGGATACATACCATAAAAATTATATATTATAGAATGTACAGAATCATGATCTCTCTCAAATTTAATAATTGATGTGGATTCACTTTTATACTCTTGTGGGTAATTCATTCTAATAAAATAACTATCGCCTGACATGTTCTTGTCAATTGAAGTCAACTCTCCATATTCAGTAGTGGGCACGTCATTATGAGATCCTCCAGCAATAAAGTCCATCCAATGTTCAAAAAACTTTAAAGATTTATAAGTTTTATCAACATAAAACTCTAAAGTAACATCCTGAAACTGTCTTCTATGTGCAAAAGTTTGGGTGATGCCCATATAATTTCCATTGACTTCTGCAGTTGCCAATTGAGTTGTAGGAAGAGAAGCACTACTACAAAGAAGACCTACCTCTTTAATATAGTCTTTATCTATATCTCTTTCCTCCAAATATTTTCTTAACCTATCTCCACTTGCCACAGAACCAAGACCACCAAACTGGACATAATAATAAGAAGTTTGAGCAAGATTTGTTATCTTGTCTCTGTACTCAAATATTTTTTTTGGTTTTGGTATGTTGATCTTTGACACACTAAATACCTATATTGAACACTTTTAGTATAAGTATTTAGATGGCCTACAAAGGAAAGTACAAACCCTC